TGATGAAGCTGTTAAGAAAATAAACTTCATGAAAAACAATTCATTACTTCCTATAACGGAAGAAGATGTTATGGATATGCTTGAGGGTATAGAAGAAAATTTGGTGATATGATAATTCTATAATATATTATAAATAAGGAGTACTAAAAACATGAAAGTATTGGGTGATAAGATTCTGGTAAAAGTTGCTGATTCTGAAAACATCAGTGAAGGCGGTATAATTCTTTCTGCTGCAAAAGCTGAAAGGAATTATGAGGGTATTGTAGAAGGTGTTGGTGACCATGAAGACATTAAGAAGATTGGTGTTGAAGTTGGTGACTATGTTTATTATGTTAAAGGTATGAACACTGAATTTGACCAGGACGGTGTTATGTATGACATTGTAAGTATTTATGATGTTGTAGCTAAACGTGAAGAGGAATAGTATATGCCAGCTTTCGGTAAAGATGGAATTGTTAATTTGAACCAATCACAGGAAAAGCCTGTGTGGGAAGTTATTGATTCAAGCGGTAAAGTTCTTGCCGTTTGTGATAGTCAGAACAATGCTGAATCACAGAAAGTGTTACTGACACAACAGACTAATCAGGAACTTACTGTAAGAAGCAGAGGATTGAAATGCCTGTAGAACCAAAAAGAACACTGGATACCAACGAAACTTTGATTGTAGGTGTTATGATTGAAGTCGGGAAAAAAACTGTTCTTCCTGAAAAATATAAGGGTGTGTTTCACGGTGAAACGGTTATAGAACGTGGAAGCTATTCTTACTGGTATCCTGTTAAAAATACATCGTATTCCAGAATGGTAAATGAATTGAAATGGAAATACGGCTTCAAAGTTAGATACGGAATCATGGGAACGATGGAGTTATAACAATGGAAGGGATTCAGGAAGAAGGTAAGAAAAAGCAGAAGTATTACGGTTTCACTTCATACCTTGAGGAACATAAGATAACTAAAGAGTTTATTAAGGATTATGAATATTGGACAAAAAAGATATTCTATCATTGGAAACTTTTTACTACTTATGAAGATTTTCAGTCCAAATGCTGGGAAGCTTTGTTGACTGGTCTTCCTGATTTTGACCCTAATATTGCAACAATACAAACATTCTGTTTAAGTAGAATCAACAATGAAGCCTGGCGGTTCTATATGAAAACGAAAGCCAGGAAGATTGAAATTGATTGTGAGAATCCGGTGTTACAAGCAGACCTGGTTTATAAACCCGGTACTGAAGTTTATCTGTTATTTAGTGATTTTGTAAGATATGCTTCAAAAATGAATATTGAAGTTAATGTTGAAGAATTGTATAAGGATTACAGTGAGGAAAAATGGACTGCTCCTGTAATAGCGTATGTGGCATGGAAGCAGTATGGAGAATAACATATGATTTTTCATAAGAACAATGATACTTTTCTTGCAAGCCTAGCCATTAAGAATAACCTTGATATGGACAAACTGTTATCAGGTTATCTTATCATGGGTGAAAAATGGCTGTTGCTGATGCACGTTTTTGAAGGTTGTGTGTTGAAGATACCGTCAAAAAGAAGACTTAGTTCACCGTCTTTGTATAACATACACTACATAGAAGATGATGAAAGGGTTTATGGGGATTATAAGAGAAACGATGTTCTTACATACAAGGATGTTGATTATATAGTAGTAGCTGAGGAAAAGAAAGTACTAAATCATTGGTATTTGCCTGTAATACATGAGGAGGATAATAATGAAGCCGCCGATGGATAATCAGGAATTGTCAAAGGTACTTCCTACTCTTAGGAAAGAGTTTGAGGTTCTTTCATCAACTTCGTTTGCCGAATATGAAAGCAGACTTGAAACTGTTACCAACAGGGCTTTGGACAAACTTGAAGGTATCATTGATGACGGTACTTTGGAAATGGACCCTGAACAAATGGTCAATGCTGTTGCAACCCTTACTGGTGCAAAAGTCAAAATGTTTGATGCAAAACGAAAGTTGTTGGAAACATTAATTAAAGGTGAGATAATGATTAAGGCTTTGGAAAAACCCAAAGACCAGGATAACAGTAGTCTTCTTGAAGATTATATTGCGAAACAAAAAAATGTTGCAACGGTTTCAAGAGTTAATTCAGTTTTTGCAGATATTGAGAATTCTAATTCTTAAATATAAGGAGTAAATTAAAATGAGTAAGAAAGAAACATTGCTTATTCAGCCGAATCGTGGTAAATTTGTACAGTCAAGTCTTAATGGCAAGATTGTAAGAGTATGGTTGGTTGACCCTGATACAAATCAACAGGGTACTGAAATCCCTTATGATGATGCTATTGCTATGCTTGCTTTACCTCATTCTGTTGTCTGCATGGCACAGGTTAAGGATAAAAACGGTAAGTATTGCAACAAACTTGATAAGGAAGATATGGAAGCTATTGAAAAGAAACGCAAGGAATATGCACAGGGAATGCTTGTGCAGCAGACAACTTCCAATGGTGATAGTGAGCCGTTGAAAATGCTTATTGAAACACAGGCAAAACTTATCGAAAATCAGACTAAACAGCTTGAAGAAATGACTAAGAAATTTGAAAAGCTGTTGAAAAAAGCTGATAAATAATTTGGATTATATCTGCGTTGCAGATATTAAATAAAGCTACTTTAGTTTCTCAGTCGAAGTCCTCTCTAAGTTTTAGGGAGGGCTTCCTTTTTTCTATAATTAAATTGTAAATAACACTTGATTTATTTTTTAGTGTATGTTACACTTTTTATGTGAGGGTAATTAATTTTGCAGAGGGAAAAAATAAACAGCTTAAATGAAAAGGATTTTGTTACAAGTCTTATTGTCAGTGATAAGGTTTGTAAGATTTTAATTCCTTACATTAATTTACGCTATTTTGAAGTTGAGTATTCACGTATCATTATCGGATGGGTGGTGGATTATTATAAAAAGTTCAAGAAAGCACCTAAAGATGATATCCGTTCCTTGTATTTGACACATGCTAACGAAATACAGGATGAATCATTAAAAGATTTGGTCGCAACATTTCTTCATACTTTATCCGAAGGTAATCTTAATATTAATAATGAGGATTATCTTTTAGACAGAAGTAAGGACTTTCTTGACGGTGTTGCGTTGAAACATTATACAGAAGACCTTAATGCCTGTCTTGAACTTAATGATGTTAAGAAAGCAAGAAAAATACAGCTTGAATATAAAAAAGTTTCTGAAGTTGAAACCAATGAAGTGTCTTTGTTCAGTAAAGATTCCGTAAAGACAATACAGGAAGCTTTGACTAAGGTTGATGAAGAACTTATGACGTTACCTGAGAACTTAAACAAAGTTGTCGGTAAGTTACATAGAAATGATTTTATGGCTATTCTTGCAGGTCCGAAAGTTGGTAAATGTCTAGGATTTGGAACTAAGGTTCTTATGGCGGATGGTAATTTTGAAGAAATTCAAAATATTTCTGTTGGGGATAAAGTTATGGGTCCGGATTCAAAACCTAGAACTGTTTTATCTTTGTGTAACGGTAAAACAACTATGTATAGAGTTCGTTCTAAAATAAAAAATGATGGAACTTCTGAAATTGATTTCAAATGCAATGGAGAACATATTTTAGTTCTTAAAAATAATTCTCCTGATAAAATTAAACCTATTTCACAGTTTAATTCAAATGAAACGCTAAATGGAGAATATACTAAACATTGCAAATGGAATTTTATTAAAGAAAAAGAATGTGAAATTAGTGTTAAAGATTATCTGTCATTAAGTAATAATCAAACTGAACATCTGAAATTATTTAGATGTGAAGTCAATTATCCTGAAAAACTACATTTTATAGAACCTTATTTTTTAGGTGTATGGCTTGGTGATGGAACATCGTCTTGTGCTGATATAACTAACCCTGATATAGAGATTTTGGATTATATTAAAGATTACACCTCTAAAATTGGTGATTCTTATATTGTTTATCAGAAATATCAAACAGATTGTCCTACAATTCGATTTAGTAATAAGAATATCAAAGGTAGAAAATCATTAACAAGAATTCATCTTGAATCTTTAAACTTATTAAATAACAAACATATTCCTATAGAATATTTAATTGATAATCGTGATAACCGATTAAAACTTTTAGCTGGTATTATTGATACTGATGGATATTATAATGGAAAATGTTATACTATTTCTTTAATGAATGAAAATTTATCGAAAGATATATATCGTTTATGTAGAGAGTTAGGTTTTAGGACTAATTATGATGAAAAAATTAAACATTTTAACGGTATGTATAAAGAAAACAATGGTTACGCTAAAGTATACACAATAAGTATTACAGGTAGACTTTCTCAAATACCAGTTAAAGTATTAAGAAAGAAAGCTAAAGATTCTGTAAAATTTAGTAGTCTTAATAACACATGGACCTTTTCTATAGAAGAATTACCAGAAGAAAATTACTATGGATTTGTTCTTGATGGGGACCATAGATTTTTGTTAGCTGATACTACTGTTTCACATAATTCGTGGTTCATGCAGTATCTTGCCGTTGAAGCTGTAAGACAAAGTTTGAATGTAGTATTTGTAAGTATGGAAATGAGTCGTGAGGAAGTTGTGCAAAGAATGTGGAAAATGTTGTACGGTTCCAAGTCCGGCATTATTCCAGAAGGCATTTATGAATGTGCAAAACTTGTGGATAATGGTGATGGAAAATATAGAAGTGAACTAATTGATATTAAGGTTGGCGGTAATACAGGACGAAGTGTACAGTATTTACAGAAACAGACAAGGGCTGAAAATCAGTATAAAGGTGATATAAGAATTATTGCATATCCTTCGTTTGATGCAACTGCTGAAGAAATTACGAACAGGGTTGAGGAACTTGCAAGTGAAGGTTTTGTTGCAGATGTTATAATAATTGACTATGCTGATATTACCAAACCTATGGGTGGTGGCAGTGAATTAAGGAATCAACTTGATGTTATTTGGAAACATTTAAGATGGTTTGCAGGAAAGTTTCATTGTCTGGTTGTAACTGCTTCACAGACGAACAGAAGTGCATTGAACAGTTCTGAAGTTAATGCTGGTAGTATTGCAGAAAACTTTAAGAAAGTTGCTCATGTTACCAGTATGGTGTCTATGGAACAGACTAGGGTTATGAAACAGAATCACTTAATGAGAATCAGGAATGTTGCTGTTAGAAATGATGCTGTTGAAGAAACTTGTGTATTTCCACAGTGTCTTTCACTTGGTCAGTTTATGTTCGGCAATCCAGTCTTAGGACGAAATTTTATATTTGATAATGATGATAAAGAGGGATAATACAATGAGTATATCAATGCCAACTTGTCTGATTGCTCAATTTAATTGAATAATGTGGAGGAATAATATGACAGTACAGGATTTATGTAACAAGTTGCAGAACATGGCACATGATGGTAAAGCATTAAAAGAGATAACAGATATTAACGGTAATCCAATAAATGTATTTGAAGATGAAGGCGGTATCTATATTGCAGTTGATAATAAAGGGAAATAATAAAGGAGAATTAAATGGAACTGTTTGACAAAAAGTTCGTGTACTTCATGTGGGATGAGAAACTTGAAGGTAAAGTTGGTTTTGTTGAAGATTCAATCAAAGAATTAAAAGATATGGTAAATGCATGGGAAAAGGTACCTACTCCTACTTATAAAGGTAGGTTAACGTTTTCTGGGAGCCTTCATTTACCTTTTTCAAATGTAAGTAATATAATTAATAAGGACATTCGTTTTCGATTTGCTTACTATGACCCTAATTATGAATGTAAGGTTGCTTATGCAGAAGGTAAGACAATACAAATATCAAGTGATAACAATATTTGGGTAGATTGGGAGGGTGAACATGAGCCTGATTGGAAAAGTCTTTGGAGTTTTCGTATCAAGTCCGAAGAATATTATGTTCATACTTGTGGTTATGGTTATGTGATAGATAACCATAATGCTGATGTTACGTTCAAAGGTACTAAAAAAGAATGTGAAGAATTTACAAAGAATCATATGTTTGATTTATTAAAGAAGGCTTGTTATATAGAGCATAAGCAGATACAGTTTAAATCTAAGGATACATCTGGAGAATGGAAAGACTGTTTTGGTACACCATTATGGCTTGATGAGAATGAATACCGTGTCAAGCCTGAAGAATTAATTAGACCATACAAAGATTGTGATGAACTTATCAATGATTATAATGATGATGTAGAAAACGACAAAGATGTTACTCCTGAGATTTGGATAAAACATAAAATAGACGGAAGAAGAATTCTTATTGTTGAGTTTGGTAAAGACTTTGTAAAATGCGGTTCAAAGTCAAAGCCAGTATCTTTAGATATGCTTCTAAGTAATTATACTTTTCTTAATGGTTCACCAATAGGAGTACTGGAACAATAATGGCACGAGTTATTTGGGACGGTGAAAAAATAGTTCTCGATACAAGCAGACTGGATATGGCAGCTGTTGACAAGTTGTGTGAAAAGCATAGTGGAATGAAGTTTGCTTTTTCACAGTATGCTGAATTCAAAAGAAATAAAGAAGTCATTAAGGATATTGGAAGTCTTAATAATGTTGTGATGGACAGTACTTTCAAAAGACTTTATGATGCAGTTATCAAATCGGAAGAAACCAGTAACCAACATCTTGAAAACATTATAAAAGAATTAGCGTTACCTGAAAAACTTTATCCGTTCCAAAAAGAAGATATAGCAAGAATGATTGAATTGAGTAATAAACGAAATATACTTCTTGGTGAACCACAAGGAACAGGGAAGTCTATTATAACTTCAGTGTTTCTTCAAAAATATAATCAATTTCCTTGTTTGATAATTTGTCCTGCTTCATTGAAATTAAACTGGCAGATAGAACTTGAAAAGTGGATTCCTGACATTAAAACGTTTATTATAAGTGGTAGGGATAGTTATAAGAATTCTTATGTTGTTAGTGGTGCAAAGAACGCAGATGTGGTTATTATAAATTATGACATACTTGGTGAAGATGATAAGGAAGCAGTAAAGAGAGAAAAGGAACGTATACAACAGGCAAAAGAAGAAGGAAGGAAATATAAAAAAGCGTTTGTTCCTGTAAATGGTTGGGCTGTTGAGTTCAATAAAAACTTCAACTTTTCCGTAGTAGTTGCGGACGAAATACAATATATAGAATCATTGACTACAATAAGAAGTCGTGCAGTCATTCAGGTTTGTGCCAACAGCAGAATATTGAAACTGTTTCTTAGTGGTACACCTTTTGAAACTAAGTTGAAACAGTTCTACAATGTCTGTCATATACTTGCACGAGATTTGTTTCCTTCTGAAAGTAAGTTCCTTTTCACTTATTGTAATCCGATTAAAGGTTATTTTGGATGGACTTTTGATGGTGTAAGTAACCTTGATGAGTTCAGACGTAAATTGTCATGTTTTATGATACGGCATAAAAAAGAAGAAGTATTGCCGCAACTTCCTTCAAAACAGAATATACCTATATATTTTAATATGGACAGTAAGATTAGAAAAACTTATGATGATATGGAAGTTGAATTATTACAGCAAAAAGGACTACATCAGTTTACATATCTTTCTGAAATGAAAAAAGTGTTAATGAATATCAAAAAGGATATTGCAGTACAGTTTATAAAAGATACTTTGGAAATAGAAAATAAAATGGTTGTTATGGTTTACCATGCTGAAATGTTTGAATATCTTATGGATAAGTTTTCTGATATTTGTGTAGGATTTAACGGTGGTACGGTTAATTTCAAAAGACAGGATGCAGTAAATAAGTTTCAGAACGATGAGAAAACAAGGTTGTTTATTGGACAGATTAAAGCTGCCGGAACAGGAATAACATTAACCGCTTCACATACATTGGCATTTATTGAATGGGGAAAGACTGCTGCTGAAATACAACAGGCAGCGGACAGGGTACACAGAATTGGACAGAATGAACATTGTCAAATCTATCATTTAATTTGTAAGGACACTATTGATGAAGACCCATTGAATACATTGGATAAGCATAACAGTGATATTAATGCTGTTATGGACGGTGTTACTGATTCAAGTCTGGTAGACCTTGACCAAAGTATGATAGCCGGTGTTAAAGAAAGGGTATTAATGCGTAAACAGAAAGGAATTAAAATAGAATATGAGGTGTAAACTATGACGAAAGAAGAAGCTTTGAAGTTTATTAATGAATCTGAATTTAATAACTTCACTATTAATTGCAGTACTTCAAAACCAAGGAATACCAAATGTGATTTGTGTGGTAATGAAGGAAGGGAATTTAGAATTGAATCAAAACATATTACATCTTATTGGGCACAAAAATACACAATTAATGATAATTTTACTTCAAGAATTAAGAGAGAAATATGTGTGGAATGTTTCAGGAAAATATTCCCTAATGTAATGGAAGAAAGGATTCTAAAATAATATTGTTATGACAGCATTATTTGATATTGATGAATTAAGTGAAGAACCTACTAAGAAAGTTCATGAAGAAGAAAAGAAAGAAATACTTTGTAAAACTTGTTTGAATTGGATTAATTGTGGTGGAAAGAATGAACTCAAAGGTTTCTGTCTTGGACAAAAACTGTTTACCTATACTGCCAAAACTGAATGTGAAGATTATTTTGAAGATGATTCAATAAGTTCTGAAAATGATTAAAAAACACATTAATGGAATAACAAATATGTCTGGATTTATAAAAGATAAAGATGGAGTTTACAGAAGTTTTCGAGAACAAGATGATGTTATAGTGAACCTAGACCTCACAACAAATTGTTTGCACATCCATAACTTGAGTAATAATCCTGTATCGGAGTTTCTTGTTGAAATTCAATACACCAAGGAGGAAAGAAACTAAGCTAAATAAGTAACAAGTGCTTTATCCTGGAATTCCTTAATGTCTTTTTCAAGCTTTTCTTTCCAGTAATTAATGACGTTACTTATTTCTTTCGCAACACCCAATGTGGTGGCAGACATTTGCATTTCAGCATTAAACAAGTTGCATTTGTCAAACAATATGTCTTTTAAGGCTGCATATTCAAAGTCATACAAAGACCATTGTGTATCGTTCCTGTCAATACTTGGCAGATATTCAATCCGGATTATGTTGTGGTTTTTAACCTGTAACAACTGCCTTCCTTCTTCGTCAGGAGGAAACAGTTCATAATCACCGTCCATGTTCATCTGTCTTGCCATCATATTAAGATTAGTTCTTAATGACAGGTAAGTTCCGATACTTTCAAGACTTGTGAAAGTCTGTGTACCGAGTATGTAAGGCATAATTCCTATTTCGGGAAGCAGTGTGTTCATGCCGTCAACGAAAGTATCTTTATAGTAGGCATTGTTGATAACATCTATTTTGTAAGGTGTAACATCAATGAAGTAACCGCCTTTGTAGTTAATAACTGCTTCAGGTGGAAATATAATAGCACGAGGAGTGAATATTGCCTGGTCAAGCCATGATAAAGACTGTTCAAGCATATCAACGTAATCTTCTTCGTCAAGTAAGGTTGCAATTTTGTTGAACCGTTGTTTGCATTCTGTGAGAATAAAATCTTTTTTATAACTCTTGAGTGATATCATATTACAATATATAAGTTCTATAATGAATTATGTGGAGGAAAGATGAGTACATTAAACAAAACTGTTATCAACAAATACACCAATAAGGAATATACAGTATTGGAATTTGATAACAACAAAGTGAAACTACAAAGAAGTGATAATTCAACATTTACAATTGATGTTAAAGAATATCATTTCTACTATAAAGATAAGCGTTAATGTTTACCCTGCATATTCTTGTAAGCAAACTTTAATTTGTTTCTTTGTTCTTCATTTAATCCGTTGGTCAATAATATTAATTGATGTAATTTGCGGTGATGAGCCAATGATACTTTAATGAGATTGTTAGGATTATCGTCACCACCACAGCATTTTGGACAGATGTGATGTTTCTGAAGACTTTTAAGACCTGAATCAAGGTTTTTGAAGTTGTTTGCAAAATGAACATAACCTTTAGGAAATTCAATGTGATAAGTATCTTTCAAAAAATTAAATAATTCTTCGTCTGTCATATAGCCTCTATAACATTGTTGATTTTACCAAGAGAACCGTCTTCATATCCGGTAACGTTCTTGCCGTTGTATTTGGATTTCTTTCTTCGGCTGCTTGTTATTTCATTTTCATCAATATTAATTTTAGGATTTTTACCACCGTATTCTTCATATTCATCTGCAACTTCCATTATCACATTTTTCAAATTATTTTTATCTGTTATCTGTGTAAAGTTACCGTTCTGTGGTAATATGCGTCCTTTTTTATCTTTAACAAACATTTCCCATCCAAGATAAAAACGATTCTGACCTTTGGAAAATAATATGGCAATAGCAGTATTATCGTCTATTACAGTGAAACATTTTACTTCAGAAACATCAAAAGCGTCATCTGGTATTGCATTGAAAACATCTTCAAGGGATTCTTTTGTAAAAGCATTTTCATCTTTATCTCCATCTTCATCTTCAATAACATTATCTTCAATAACTTC